CCCTTTAGAGGCCATTTAACTGGATTTTCACCAGATTTATGGCCTTTTTTATTGACATCAAATAGAGGATATCAAGATGCTTTGGAATAGCGTAGCAGCGGAAGCCATCGAAAAGATGTTTAAATTAGCACAACAGTCAGAAACAGACACACGTAAAGATTCGTGTATCAAGCGACTCAGTTATTACCATGACGAAATGAATGAGTACATTAAAGATATGCTAATCAAACATCATACTGAACCTGATCTGTTTGAACCATGCTTCTTTAATATCATCAAAAAGATAATTAACCAACTCGCCCAAGTATATTTACAAGATGCCAAGAGAGGACTCGCTGATGCTACTGAACAGGATAAAGCCACCTATCTTACTATGGTACAATCCTCAAATCTTAATGTCAAAATGAAATTGGCGGATCGGTACACAAAATTACTCAAGACCATACTTCTCAGACCAATATGGAGAAATGACAGAGGTATGGATTTGGATATCTTAACAGGTGATGTTCTGGATGTGATGGTGGGAGATGTGCCTGATGAGTTGTTACAGGTTATGGTAACACATTATCCAGAAAATGGGAAATTAAAAGATATAATTTACTCATTATGGAGTGCTGAATCATTTACACGATTAGATCATAACAAAAATGTTCTGTCAACAGAGCCTAATATATATGGTGTAGTTCCTTTTATACCTGTGTGGGATTCATACCCAGCAACAGGTTCATTTTGGTTACCAGGTGGGAACGATTTGGTTGCGGCTCAAGAAGCCATAGCACTAAAATTGACCGATTTGATGCTCGTAATCGAGTACCAGGGATTTGGAACGCCTGTTATGAAAGGTATGCCAGCAGGTGGTAAAATGGCTATGGGACCACATAATGCTATTGAGTGTGGTGTAGATGGTGACTTTAGTTACGCAAAATCAAATGCTCCTATCAAAGCAATACTCGACAGTATTCAATTCTTGGCACAGCAAGCGGCATTGACAAATGGATTAAGTGCTGCTTCTATGTCAACAAAGCCAACTCAGGAATCTGGATTAAGTCGTATTTCTGGAACAGCAGAGTTGATGGAACTAAGAAAAGATTCAATTTCATTGTTTGGAAGGTATGAAAGACAGTTGTTTGATATGCAGAAACTGATTTGGAATGCCCATAATGATACAAAGATATCAGACGATGCTCGTTTACGGGTAGATTTTCATGATCCGGTTCCTGTTCTTAGCCCAGATAAGCAAGCAGAACTTTGGAAAGCAGAATTGGATATGGGTACACTGAGTAGGTTAGACATCATTATGCAGAAGAATAGTGATTTAAGTAGGGAGGATGCACAAGTTAAGCTCAAAGAGATTCAAGATGAAAACACGTTGTACTCGCCAGCTGAGGCGTTAAACCAGGAAAGGTAATTAAAATGACTGAAAAAATCGTCAACACAGACGGTAAAAGTGAAGAAGAACTGAAAGCAGAAGAAGCATTGAAAGAAGAAGCATTAAAAGCCCAGGCTGCAAAAGACGCTCTCGCCAGCGGAAAAGGCGAACAGATGGTTCCCAAAAGTAGGTTCGATCAAGTTATCCAACAGCGCACAGAGGCGTTAGATTCATTAAAAGCAGTTGCTGATGAGCTAATCGCAGATGTTCCAGAGGAATTTAAGAGTATAATTCCTGATTTGGCACCAGCAGCAAAGATTACTTGGCTTAGAAACTGTCAGAAGACGGGAATCTTCACTAAAAAAGTAGTTGATGGCTTGGACACAAAACAACCTGGAGGTAAAAAGCAGGTTGATTATTCTGATATGAAGTCCACAGATATGATATCGAAGGGCTATAATAAATAACATTTTTTCAAAGTAATTAAAATCAGAGTCCATAGAGACCAGCATATTTAATGCTTTATGAGGTAAAACCAATGGCATTATCGCTAATTGAACAAGCTAAGTTGAAAACCAATCCTTTAGAAAAAGGGGTTGTTATGTGTTTTCCTGAAACTTCTCCTGTACTTGAGGACATAGAATTCAGGAATGTCTCAAGTGACGTATATAAATATAATAGAGCCGACGTGCTGCCCAGAAGTGATTTCCGTGCGGTTAATGAATCGTACACTGAAGGTACCAGCTCCCTCGATGCAGTAACTGAGGCGCTTACCATCAGTGGTGGATTTTCAGATGTTGATAGGGCACTGGTGAAAACTCAGGGTAATATCAATGACGTACGTGCTGTTCATGATTCTCTGAAGGCCCGTAGTTGTGCCATGAAATGGCAAAAGACCTTTTTCAAGGGTGATGTAGAAGCCAACCCGAAAGAGTTTGATGGGTTGCAGGCACGGATTAGTTTAACAGGCAACCAGCTTGTTAATGCTGGATCGAGTGATGGTGGGGATGCCATGTCGCTGGCAAAACTTGATGAGTGCATGGATCAGGTTGATGGTGATCCTGATGTTCTTTACATGAATAAAACCCTGCGTAGGTTACTATCTGCGGCTGCAAGGTTAAGTACGGTTGCTGGTAATGTAAACTACACGGTGGATCAGTTTGGTAAACGCGTAACTACCTATAATGACGTGCCTATTCGAGTTATTGAAAACGATGAGGCGGGTGATGCTATCCTTGGTTTTACTGAGGTTGGTTCTGGTGGAGCTACTGCAACAGCAACTTCAGTATATGCTGTTAAATTCTCACCAATACATTGTTTTGGTTTGCAGTGTGGTGATATTGACGTTATTGATATGGGACTCTATTCTGGTGGGGTGGTTTACAGAACCCTTATTGAATGGATTTCAGGTTTTACCCTGGCCCATAACCAGTCTGTTTGTAGGCTGCGTGGCGTTTCCAACTCAGCTATAGTTGTGTAATAACAAGGTATTCCAGATAAGCAATTATTTGGAATACCATTAACAATATAATAATATGAGGTGAACAAATGACTGAATATTTAAAAAGTGCCAGAGGGCGTCTTATGGATGACCTCTTGGAATTAAAGGCCAAAGGTACTGTTGCCAGTAATCTAATAGGTGAATCTCCTATTGGGACTGAGAAGTATTTTGATACTGGCGGAGGTCGTACTCGTGGTGATGTGGTATATAATGTGTATGCTGTAGGGGCAACTCTTCCAACAAGTACCCTGTTTGCATTAAGGTTACAGGGAAGTAAAAACAGCTCATTTACCACAGGTGTTGATCTTGTAATTACTGAACTTGGTAAAGCCAATATGCTTACTGGCGCATCAAGTTTGGCTACTAATGATGTTTTTGGTACTGGTAGGTACATTGTACCTTTTACCAACGATTTTGATGGTACCGTGTACAGGTATTTACGTCATTATATATCTGTTCAATCTGCATCTGCTAATCGTAACTTACAGTATGATTGTAACTTATCTGATTTAGCATAAACAATAACTGTGGTGGATGTCATTCTGGGGAGAGGGGCATCCATCACATCATAAAAAAGGATCAGTGATGGCTTGGACAATAAAAATACATTTTGATGAAGATCAGGCTGATGTTGGTAGTATAAATGCCATATGGACAGATGCTGAATTGACAGGTGATGAAGTATTAGATGCTGCATTGAAACAGTTTATCCATCATAGACGGATAAAAACATCATCTGAAGGAATTGATGATTTCATCAATGAAGCCATTGAAGCAAAAAATAAATGGTTATCCAAACAATCTGATGGTGCTACCACAGCAACTATAATAGAAACTGCAATTAATGCAAAAGATTCAAAAGTAGAGGTTATATAATGGCAACGACTAAAGCAGTTACAGTACTTGATGATGATGTTACATTGACTGCTGCTGGTGGCGATCATACTTCAGGTGTTTGGACTCTTGATGATGGTTTTGGTGGACAGTTACACATCGAAATTACTAATGGTGGTACAGGTCCAACTGTTGCAGCCACAGCACAGGTATGGGTGAGTCCTGATAACTCAACTTATTATAAACTGGGTGGGCTTTTAGGATCTACTCTTGGTGCGAGTATTGTTACCACATGGTCAATCCAAATTCCTATTGGTGTTGAGTTTGCAAAAGTTATCTCTGGTTCTAATACAGGACAGAATGTTGTTATTAGAGTTGAAGGTAGTGAAGTCACAGCATTAGCATAAAGGTATAAAATGTCTGGTATTGTAAAACCCGGTATAGGTGCACAGTTAAATTTAGGCCATCCTATGAGTTATGGTCTTGTAGGTTGTTGGTTATTAAATGAGGGATCTGGTATTTATACAAAAGATTATTCAGTTAATAACAACAACGGGGTATTAGCAAATTACAATGATCCTCCTGTTGCTACCAGTGGATGGAATGAAGGAGAGCATGGTGGTGCTTTAGTATATGATACAGTTGGAGACCATATAAACTGTGGTTCTGCGCCTGAATTGAATTTTGGGAATGGAACTAAAGATTTTCCTTTCTCAATCGTATGGCATGGAACCGTGACAGATAGCAGTAACATTAGACTGTTAGTGGGTAAAGAGTTAATGTCTAATCATCGCCAGTATTCATTTCATATACTGGATAGTGATGTACTTAGATTAACAATACTCGATCAAAGTACAACACATCAAGCATATAGACATTACACTTTTACACGGTTTGGGGAACAGATGTTTTTAACTATGACATACAATGCGACAGGTGGTAGTACTGCTGCTAATGGTATTGTATTCTATGAAAATGGGGTTTTAAAAACTTCAACAGCTGTAAATGATGCAGCTTATACTGCAATGGAATCATTCACCGATTCACCTCTTGAAATAGGTTCACGAGGTGGTATTTTCCCATCCACAGGAAGGGTATCGTCAGTGATGATTTATAATCGTGTGCTGTCCCCATTAGAAGTTAAATTTTTAAGTGCTTTCCCTTATTGTATGTTTGATGATTTCAACGTTAATTACATTGTAGCTGCTGCTGAAGATGGAATATTAGCAGCATATTACTATAGAATGTTACTCGCAGGAGCGACCAATGATTAAGAATACAGCAAGTCAAAAATGGATCGTGTTTGCATTTGATGCTACAGATAACTTACCAAAAACAGGTGATGCTATTAATATCACAGGTAATTTGAGGTTAGATGGAGCTGGAGCAAATGCTATTGATGATTATAATCCAACTGAACTTGAGAGTGGATACTACATATTTGATATAACCCAAGCTGAATCCAATGCTGATCTAATAGTAATGTGTTCAACAAGTTCCACGACTGATATTGAGGTTATTGGTGTTCCTGGAGCTGTTTGGACTGAACCAATAGGACGCAAGTATGCAGCAACATTAGCTTCTACTGATGTCACAGGTAATATAAATGCCAATATAAAAGCAACAGAAGATATTGCTTTTAGCCCAACACAAAGTAGCTCTCTTGCTACTGGATATTTTAGTGATGGCCAGAAAGCATCTGTTGCTACAGCGGTGTGGGATTCTCTCAAAGCAAGCCATACAGATGCTGATAGTTATGGTGCATATCTTGACCAAAAGGTATCTGAGGTTGCTGGCAGCTCATTGACAACCACATCACTCAGGGAGGTTATTGGTTTAGCTGAGAGTAACCTTGATGACCAACTTGGTTCTCTTGCTACTATTAGTGAGTTTGAAGCAAGGACAATCCCAACAGCTGATTATTTTGATCCGGCTGTTGATGCAGTAGCAGAGGTTGTCCATGTGGGTACAGTAGCCACAACTTCTGATATGAGAGGAACAGATGATGCCGCCACCGCTGTGGTGTGTACGGAAGCAAGGTTGGCTGAGTTGGATGCTGCTAATATACCAACTGATCTGAATACCATCAAAACAGATACCGATGAACTCCAAACTGACTGGAAAAATACTGGTCGTCTTGATACCATACTTGATGCTGTTAAAGCCAAAACAGATACGATTGGTGGCGCAGGTACAGTTACATGGGTTTATACATTAACTGATGATGACACTTCTGACCCAATAGAGAACGCTGATGTTTGGGTATCAACAGACATAGGTGGAACCAACGTAATTGCGGTTGGTACAACTGATGCAGCTGGTGAAGTTACATTTTATTTAGATCCAGGCACCCGTTATATTTGGCGTAGTGCTTCTGGTTATACTTTTGTTAATCCTGATACGGAGGTAATAGCATAATGGCCGGTACAGGGACAGGAACAGCGGTTGGGGCAATTAGTTTAGACAGTACATTGGCAGGTGCTTCTTCTAATTCCTACGTGAGTGTGGCGGATTCTGCTACAGTACTCGCAAAGAACTCCCATATCACAGATATATGGAGCGCATTGGGGTTGGCTGCACGTGAGGCTGCATTGATGTATGCCACAGAACAGCTCGATCAGTACATTGAATGGGCAGGTGTCATATACACGTCCACACAGGCCCTCAGACACCCCAGGACAGGACTTTATGATGCAGAGGGTGTGGTGATACCTACCACGAGCATACCACTGTGGTTGCGTACAGCTACGGCCTTCTTTGGCTACAGCCTGTCTCAAAAAGATAGAACTGTTGAGAGGAATAGTATGGGATTTAAAAGTGTTAATGTTGGTGACATCTATCTAACACCTGATAAATACGATAGATACCAAACTATACCCCAACACATTCTTGATATGATTGCTCCTTATGGATGGATGAAACTCAAAAACAGAGTCCAGTTAGTGAGGTACTAATCAATGGGACTTAAAGAAGAAGTTCAAAAATGTGTATCTGGTGGCTTTAAAGCTCTTGGAAATATCTCCTATGTGGATATAGCATATCATAAGGTAGGTGATTTCCATTATAATGCAACAACAGGGTCAAACGTAGAATTTAATTTTCTTGATATTACACTTGGCCCTACTGTCAAAACAGAACCTCATTCGGAAGATATAGGCGACAATCCTATAAACACGACTGATGTGAAGTTGATTGTGCCTAATGACAGCATCTCCGTAGTGCCTTTGGTGGATGATTATGTAACTATAGATGGTGACAAGCACAATATTAAATGGATCAAGGGTGATGGAGTAGAAGCTGCATACAGAATCTTCGTGAGGGAAGCATAATGTACTACAAAATAATTCCGATGATGTTCTTATTTGTTCTTTATTTTTGTCA